TATTCTCCACAAAGCCACCTGGAGAAGTTGTATCATAATTTTCACTGTACGCTTTAATAGCCGCAACAAGTTCAGTATAAGTCATCCGGGTTTACCCTACTAGGCCATTGGCCCACGTGATGTAAAGCCTTTAGTTGCAGCACCTGATCCACGTTGTTTAATACCAGAAGTCTTAACTTCGTCTTTTTGCTTTTTAAAAGAACCTGCTATAGACATCTCAAGTTGGTCTATGCCGTTACCTGGTTTAGTAACACAGTCTTTAGCTGAAGTCATAGCCTTACCGTCCATAGTATGTGGTTGAGCATATATAGCGGCGGAGCCTACTTCTTTACCGCCTTTTTTCATAGAAAATTTAGCCATGATTAACGACCTCTTTGAGCGGCTACTTTAGCCATGTTACGACCCATAGTTTTCATGTTGGCATTTTTCTTGCCAACGGTGTTTTTCATAGGACCGTTCATAGTTTTTACGGTTGGGCCTGAATCACCTAGATTTTTACCTTTTGTTTTGCCTTTGGATTCGATACCATTAGCGCCTGATTTAAATGTCATAATTTACTCCTAATTAACTGTTATTGTTACTGTACCTACTGCCCCTAATGCTATCAAGTTGTTCGGCGTTAAAACCGTATCAAACTGACTTGCTCCTCCAACAGGCTGCCAGCCCCATTGTATCTGCCTACTACCATCTGCAGGATACCCTGACTCATCAAACGCTGTTGTAGACCCTGCTTCTGTCTGTATACCTGTTAAACCTGAGGAGTAGTAGCTTGTATCTGGTCTTGGTTCCCGCACTGCTTGGGGGTCTGAAACTGGGTACATACCTAACTGCAACTGAGGCTGGTCTGGGTCCCAACAACTAGGGCAGACCTTTACATTATAAATCTTTGTCTTTAATACTTGCTTCTTTAATTCCTTAAGCTTATAGCGCTGACCGCACCGATCACACTCCGCAATTGAATATTTACCTGACGCATACTTTTCTGGCATGATCTACCTCAATAGAACATTTGGCGTGGTACATACCTATCAGCAGCTTTATCTCTATCCTCTTGTGAAGCTAATAACCATTGTTGCTCATACTCAGACTTTAAAAACATTACTCTTTCTGGAGGTACTTCTGGTTTCTTAGCTGCAATCATAAACGCTAAACCTGCTACCAAACACGTAATTAAACGGAATGGAATATCTTGTACATTAACACCATCGCCAGCATTCTGTAAACGACGCAAACGCCAGTATACAAAAGTATAGGGGCCACCACCATCACCAGTAGGCCAGACGTTGACATTAGGTAAGTTTAGAACTGTAATAGCTTCGGTTGTTGTATGCGTTGCTGCTGTTGTTCCGTTCTGTGCACGGAAGCAATTTAAAAGCTGTTTAGCCGCTGTGTCTACGTTTTGATACAGTATGATCTCAGTACCGATCTGGATAAAGCCTGTCGTTGCAAGTTCTTCTACAGAGGTAAGGGTTAACGTAGTTGCTGTTGCGCTGATGTTTGCAGCTAGCTTAGCAGTAATAGTATTTTGTTGTCCTGTCTGGCGGTTAATCCAAACTTGAATTGGTCGGCCCTGTGCATTTTTAGTCGGTATCGTTGAATAGGTAGACTCAGAAATGCGGCTAATATTAATATCAACTTGGGTTTGGTCTGAACCAGTACGGATAACTTGATCTAAAAGGTCGATTGTATCGACAGGAATAGCGTATATAGCCTGCCCTGTATTAATAGTAATTTGCCCCTGTTCAATAGTCCACAGGTTAATGCCTCGGTTAGCCCACTCAATAGTCAGTAGATTTAAAGAACGACGAGCCGTACGCATATCGTAACCCGAACGCATCTCTAAACCAGCACGTTCAAATGCTTCCTCAATTAACTCAGTGAGGTCAAGGTCGAAATTTGATAAGCCCGACGTGTATGCCATTATTTCTTAAGTCCTTTTAGGGTTTCCGCAAGCCTAGCCCGCTTACCCATCTTGCCGGGTTTCTTTGCAGCTGCAGCTAGTTTGCTTGCTGGAATCTTTTTATTGGCAGCAACGCCCAATGATTTTTTTAAAGAACCAGGTTTTTTAATTGCTTTTTGTATCCACTTTTCAGCCATTTTATATCTTCCTGTAAGCTTTTGTTTTCTCTTTAATGCTCTTTGGTTGTGCTACAAACTGCTTTCCTTTTGCTTTACCTGCACGTTTAGCACGTGTAGTTGCGGCGTATTCTTGTGAGCTTAAGGCTTTAATCGCCTTCTCTGGTAAGTATCTTTCTCCTGTTTCGGATGATTTCTTTCCAGATTTTGTTGTCCACTTCTGTTCGCCCCAAGACTTTAAACTTTGCTGCGATTTTGCTAACCCGCCCCCAGCCATTTTCTTTTTACCTGCACAGTGAGCCTTCTGAGAAAACCCTTTTGGGCTATCGCAGTTTATCGAATCCTTGTACTTTTTTGACCACGTCATTTATATCCGCCACCAGCCGCTTTGTATCTTTTAGCTACCAACTGCGCTTTACGGGCTGACCATTTACCTGCCCCGGTACCCTGTACTGCTGCCGCTTTAACTTGAGAAACAATCCGCTTGCGCATCTCTGGTTTTGTGTAATTACCAGCAGCATTAACTTTGCCACCTTTTTCATACATATCTGCCGCAGTTAACGAACCCGGTTTAGATAACAACTTCTTAGCCATAGCGGAAGCAGTGCCGCCTTTTGTAGTAGTTACATTAACGCCAGCGCCTTTACCTTTACCTACCTTACCGCCTTTGGCAAATTCAGTGAAGTCGGTGTTATCCTTACGGGCTTTCTTTTTCCCGCCAGGCATCTTTGTAGGCTTTATATCACCCATACCACGAGAGGGTCTCATACCATACGCCCTTTTGTTTTACCTTTAACGCAGCAGCCGTCAGCACGTTTAGATGCTGAGGATACTTTGCCACCCTTCTTCATACCTTCGTTTTTATCAGCAGCTTGTTTAACTGTTTTATACAAATCAAATTCTTCAGTTTTTTTAACTGGTTTAGCCGGTTTAGTTGTATCCATACCACCAGCTGGTTTAATTGTATCCATACCACCAGCTTGTTCTTTTTCTGGAACATACATTTGATCTATAGTCGGCATACCGCCAGGTTGTTTTTTAGCCATATTTAAGCCCTTGTCTTTCCACGAATAGCACACCCGTCTGCACGAGATGATGCTGATTTAACTTTACCACCAGCTTTGTAGTTTTTAGTAATATCACGACTCATTTTACCTGTACCCATACCACCGCCACCGCCGCTAACCTTAGATTTATTAAGAATTTCTTTCATCCGCTCAATCTCAGCTTGACGAATTAAATCACTTTTTGGCTGGCGCTTGTCTTTAAACTCTTCATTCTCTGCAGCTTTAGACTTAGCCTTTTCCTGCCTGTCTTCCTTTTGCTTAGCAAGCTCCTCATCGAACGCACTAGGTCCGACTTTGCGCTTCTCGGGCTTCTCTGGGTTTTCCCCAAAATCAAAAGCACCTTGCGTAGGATCAACAGGCTTAACCATTAGGCTCGGGTCTTTCCACGAATGCAGCAACCATCGGCACGAGAAGAAGCAGTGCCGCCCTTTTTCATGCCCATAACACCACGAATCTTTTCTACGCCAGACTTAATGGTCTCTTTGAACTTAGCGTCCTTAGTTTCCATCTCTTTCTGTTTTTTAGCGTTATCAGCTTCGTAATTAGCGTAACCCTTTTGAGTCTTTTGGGTTTCTGTGTCATTAACGATTTTACCGCTTTCGTCTTGTTGTAGTGGCTTACTCATATTAGCAAGTCTTTCCGCCCATACGCATTTTAACTTCTCTACCCTTAGTTTTACCTTTAGTAGCGCAGCCATCGGCAGATTTGTGACCAGCAGCTAAGCCACCACTAGCCATTTTCTTAGGGGCGCAAGCCATACCACCTTTTTTAAGGGTAGATAGATTAGTTTTTTTGCCACCGTGCTGCTGCTTGTCGTGCATGCCAACAGCTTTCTTAATCATCTTTTTGTCTTGCGCTTTGTCCATCTTCATATCTTCTTTAGCATCGCTATTAGCCATGCCGCCTTTTTTCATGTAGCCCATTTTGTTACGAACAGCTGTAGGTAATTTAGCGATACCTGGGTTCTTTTTCATATCTACTGGTTTCATAGCTCCACCTTCTTTAAATTTTTTGCCTTTGTCGGCGGTTAAAAAATGCTCCCCAACTGAGGACTTAATTCCAACTTTCTTGGCAAAAGCTGGGTTCTTGGCAATTGCAGCCATAAAATTGTGTTGTTTTTTAGATGTACTAGGCACGAGTCTTTCCCCTTATAGCGCAGCCATCAGCCCGTTTAGACGCAGAAGATATTTTACCACCCATAGCTTTTTTAATTAAATTGGAACTTCTTTCTTTTGCCACAGATACGGCTTCTTCTAAAGTATCGTGAGTACTTGTAGGCTTAACTCTACCTTTTGCAAGCATATCAACAACTTCATCTTCACTTTTACGAACCCCTTTATGGATGCTGGGTATGTTTACAAATTTATCTTTGTAAGGAATAGTTATAGACTTTTCAGATACATCTTCGCCTTCTGGCGTCCTAAATATAGGCTTTCCAGCTCCAGTAAATTTTCCAGTAGGCCTACCAACTAACTCACCCATTATTTCTCCCTAACCAGCGTTGAACAGTTTTGCTTTCGTATATACGAATTAATGACCATATAATAGACAGAAGTGCCGCTACAGCAGGTAGATAATCCATTAGGGTGCCCAAAACAGTTAATATAGATAGAGCATCTACAACATGTTTTGCAGGCTCGCTTACGTGGTCAATAACGTCTTTCATTTTAACATTTCCATCGTGCCAAGCTTGCGGCTTTGCGGGTTGGTTTACCGTTTTCGTCTTTCATAGGTCCGGGCATTCCAGACATACGAGCACAAAACGACTTCTTGCGAGCACCGCCTTGAGGCTGCGGAGCCTTTAGATTCGAGCCAGTAGCTGCATTATATTTAGCACGACCTTTGGCGGTAAGCCCAGCGCCCTTAGATACAGGCAACTTTTCACCACGACCAACCGCAAGGGAGGGGCCTTTTTTCTTCTTGGTTGCCATTATGCAGCTTCCTTATTAGAGTCTACTGGGCGAATTAGTGGGTATAAAAACTCTTCACCGAACGAACCTTCAAACTCATGAACACCCATATGGCCTAACTTGATAGTCGGGTCAATCCAAACTTCAAAGCCCATCTCTCTAGCACGGTCACAGAATAAGTAGTCTTCACCAATATATTGCCCGTCTTTTAATTCAAAGTCAAAGAAGCAATATGTTTCATCGCCTTGTTTCTTCTCATCATGATAAAGCCACTCTGGATGAGCTTCAGCTAACTTTTCAAATACTTCACGGCGAATCATCATAAAGGCAGTAGCAACACGCTTGGCTCTTACTAAACCCATCTTGTCCATGTATATATGCTCATCATCTGTATCTAATGTGGAGAAATAAACTTGACCTTTTTTACGGGCTACTGGGATACCAGCAACAATCCCTTTTACAGGATCTGTATTCCATGCCATTAAACGAAAAATATCTTCAGCATTAAAGTTAATATCTGAATCAATAAACATTAAGTCCGTGCATTCTGACTTTAAAAAATCAGTCGCAATTAAGTTACGAACACGAGATACAACAGAACATCCAGAAATATTACAAACCTGAACGTCTATCCCGTGTCTTGTTGCTTGTAAACAAAACTCAGCTAG